CTAGATTATATGGCTCTGGAAATATACTCCTTGGAGTACCCAATTGCGAATCGTTGTTGTCGACACACTAAAAAGCTCTGCACATTCACGGGTTGTTACATATCTATCACCATCATCAAATATCATCTCATTGCCTTTCTATTTTTTATGTCATGTAAATGGACGGGGGTGCTAAAAAACACCTCTGTATTTAAAATTTGCAAATTTATTTGTTAGATGTATTTCATTTCATATTTCCAACCTTGTCGTTGTGTAACAGCCTTTGCGATTTGTCCTCGATGACACATACACACGTCAGATTCAAAGAAAGTAATTGCAACACATCTTTTATCCCCCAAAAAAGCTGGTATAATTTTTCTATTGCATGAAGATTACCCTTAAGAGTTGTATTTTGGTAATCTTCAAAAAGATGTTCATAATCTTCTCGTGTTTTCAGGTTGCATCTTTTGTCAGAGGAAATTTGAAGTTCAGGAATTGCATATATTTAATGCCAATGTTGCTTATAGCTTTCTCTAATTGTCTTTTCGAAAAACAATGCTTTCTACTTATTGGATTTTTACGAACATCACACAAAGTTTTAACATTGTTTTCTATGAGGCAATTCAGATAATGGTCTAGTGATTTTCCTTCATAACCAATGGTAAAAAACAAGGCTTCTCATCTTTGGTATTGCACATGTTTAATTTTCTTATATGGGTGGGAGTGCTGGGAGGAGAGAGCCCCCCATACTATCAAGCGGCTTTTGTCAACATCTTTTGCATCTCTTGTTCTATTTCTGCTAAAAAGATTTCGACCGCTTGATTGATTCGTTCGATTTGTTCTTCATCACGATTGATGCGTTTGATCTTCATTCTCAAACCAATGGATTTACCTACAAAGTTTGGTTTATAGCTAACGAAATCACACCATTTACGTCCCGTACACGCCATTTGGAATTGCATCTGCGCGTGATATTCAGGCTTAATATTACTATTGATAAAAAAGCGTAGATGATTTAATGACCGCGGGCGTTTAACCTTTACTAAACCGTCTTCACCAAAAAATCCATCAGGACTTGCACCAGCCATTTGGATTGTGGGATGTTGGACAAATCCACACCTGTTCTCTTAATGACGACGCACTCGTCCACTATCAGACCTATACTGGATAAACAAACAAACATTTTCAATAAATTCAAAGGGGCTGATTTCTGACATTTGTATATTCCTTATTAAAATATCTTTCTTTGTTAGATTTGTAACCTGCAATATCATTGCTATATATGAGGTACCATTTACTTGTCCTAATAGGTCGAAACCTGCTTTGAGATCTAAGAGTGATCTTGAAGCACATAACAAAATTTCAACATGTTGCTTTGACCATTCAGCAAGATCTTTTGTCGATATTGCTTGCTCTTTAAGGGCTATCGTCTGTTCTTGGCTTTCTGCAAATTTCTTGCTTATCCATTCTATATCTTCTTCTCGTTTTTTTGAAGCTTTTTCTAAATCATCTTTGCGGATTTTAGCTGCTTCTTTACGGTCTTTATTTCTTAAAATAACCCCTACAGAAAGCGATACAGCAAATGATATAAAACCTGTAAGAAATATCGTTATCTATTCTTGCATCATAACTCCCCCAACTTTTTTAGAATCGTTGGGGTATTACTTTTTCACAAACATTTTTGCAAGACGGGCAATCATAACACGCTCTGTTATGACGCACACATAAACACACAACAGCCTTAAGGGGGGATTATGATCACTAACGCAACAAATCATTCTCTGTCTTGATCTAGGGACCAAGACTGGGGGCTATCAGAAATAAAGCAGACAGTAGGCAGCATTGATGCCGTGTATTTTGAAGAAGTAGGCCGACATACCGGTACTGATGCAGCCCATGTGTATAGCGGTTTGTTAACAACCTTAACGGCGTGGTGTGAACATCCTCAGATACCGTATGAAGGCATTCCAGTTGGCACAATTAAGAAAGAAATAACCGCCAAAGGAAATGCTTCAAAAGAAGAAATGATTAAAGCGGTGTGTGAAAAAGGGCACGCACCTTGTGATGATAACGAAGCAGATGCTTTGGCAATTTTATATTTAAAGAAAGAAGGGGATACATATGTCTAATGGTATGCCATGAGTAAGATTTTATTTGTATGACTGGATAAGTGGTACAAATGGAAGCACATCCGAACAACGGGGCGTTTATATAACCCTTCTCGTTTGCATGTATGAAAAAAAACTACTTAAAACAGACTTTCAAACGCTTGCACGCGTTTGTCATTGTTCGCAGAAAAAATTTGCAGCTATTGTCGAATATATCATGAAGAATGATAAACTTATTGAGACAGATGGTGGATTGTCGAATAAGCGCGTTGAAGAAGAACTAAAAGATTTTGCTTATAAAAAAGACCACATATCACAAGCTCGTAGTGAAGCTGGTAAAAAAGGTGCGCAAGCAAAAAACATGATAAAACAACATGTTAATAATTTTGCTAAAGCAAACGCTAAGCAAAATCAAGCTATAAAGAACCAGAATAATAATATATATATAAAAACTAAAACTATCGTTTTAGCAAAAAAAGAAATTGGTTCTGAAAATTTAGAAACGAACAATTTGGTTGAAGAGCCAATCAAAGTTCATGATCTCAAAAGCCAATCAGATCAAATCGAACGGGGGTAGAAAACCAACCTCCCATTCACGAGCAAGAAAGCGTTTCTAAAAAAGCAAAACGGGCGAAAGCTAATCGGCGGTTTTCGTATCCCTGCGGACTTCGAACCAGATTACGATTTTGCCATTGCAGAGGGCTTGCCTCCAGAGCGTATCAAAGTAGAGATTGCAAAATTTCCAGACTACTGGCATTCAAAAGCCGGAGCGAATACAACAAAAATCGATTGGCAAGCAACATGGCATAACTGGGTGAAAAATTCAAAAAATTACAAACAAGGAGAAAATTATGGAAGCATTAAAGCTTATAGTTCGCGGACGAAAGCCTTATCCAGATTTTTGTGAAGAGCAAGCTAATGAAAAGTGCTGATGGTTTTGAGATTAGATGTGTGTTTTAAGAGTGACTAAAAAGTTTTTTTAAGGTATAATACTTTTCTAAGTTTGTATGTAGTAACGATTTATAAACTAGGTGAATCCTTTAATACAAATTAAGAAATTTTGGGATGTAGAAATTTCAAAATATTTGTTTAAAAAGCATAAACAGCTAGTATCAATGTAAAAAATATTCCAGCAGTGATTACAACTGGATGCAATAGAAGGCGTTGCTATTAAAAGGAAAGCAAACGCGAAAAAACTAAAGGTAGTTTGTGCCTTCTATCAGAAAATAATTTAAGAAATTAAAATCATAATTTTTTCACAGGAATGAGTATGTTTACAGATAAGCAACTAAGAGCCTTGTTTGGCATTATAGTTTTTATATTTTTATGTTTTTTAGGAATTAAAAAAAATATTGACTTTATTCAGGGTATTTTGACATTCGCGTCTATTTCTTTGATAATAGTAACAACTATTTTTGCAATTTTATGTAATTCTAATATTCCCTCTGAGTTGCAGAACAACCCAAAATATAAAGATGATGATACAACTGGTTGGGTGAAACTAACACGCGATTTACAACAATATATGCACCGACTCTTAAATATAATAATTTTAGCGCTTGTCGTTTTAATTTTTCCAAATAGTTATAAAGAAACTTTTTCTTTGCCTTTCATTTCTAGGTATATGGAACACAAGTTTCCTATTTCATTAGATACCGCACTGTTGTACTCAGATATTGCTATTTGGTATTTAAACATTGTACTTTGGTATTATTTTTTATGCCGTGTACTCTTTCTTATGTTGTATACACGCAGTTTAATAAATATATCCATCCTTACTCTACAATGTTCCATTATAAAGATACAGTGAAATCTTCGATTTCAAGCATTAATTCTTTTTTTACAGAATCTTCATTATATCTTCCATTATCATCTTTAGATGCTTTAATAAGGATTGTATGCTGAAAACTTTCAGTATTAAATACTAAATCGAACTTATTATATGTATTTCCCACAAAATTTAATTTGTGCAATATAGGATTTTTTTTATCTTTTTTTAAAAAATTCCACAAAAACTCACCTAAGTTATTTTCTTCTTTTAATTTGATATCTAAGGTGAGTTCTATTTCAGTAACATCATTAGTGGAAAATCCATCAAGAGCATTTTTAGCCAACTCCGTTAAGTATTTTTCTGATTGCGTTCCAAAAAGTTCTAATTGTTTTTGTTTTTTATATTCTAGTTTTATTTCTTTAATTGAACGCAATTTTTTTTCGAAATCTTCCTTATCAATAAGCTCAGGTAAAATATTAATTTCTTCCTTGAAATTTTCTTTGTAGTGTGACTGCAAGCATTGGTTTAGCTTTTTACTTGAAGAAAAAAGAATGAATTTTGTAGGAATCAAAACTCCAAAATATTGTTTATTTTGTTCAATTTGTTTTTTAGAACGTGGGTTAGGAATGCTTTGAAAGCCATTTTCGGAATCTATAACTTCAGGATTGTAAGGACTTTCTTCTCCTGTTAAAATGTAAACCCAATAGTAGATACTTGATCTCACAGAAAATTTCTCAATTGTTAAGGTAGAACATTGATTCTTAATGGGGAGATTGTACGTTCCTTCCTGTAAAAAGTTATCAATACAGTTTGTATTAACTAATTTTGAATCTGTATTTATTTCATATTTATAAGAAAGGAAGTTAATGGTATTCATAAAGTTAACACAATTACAACGTTTGTAGTCTTATGGGTAGGTGATTTGTATTTAAAATATCTCGTGTCTTCTAGAATCATTTAGCTAAAGGGTCAAAATTATAAAATTTTAATTGTAGAAGCAATACGAGTTTTAGAATAAATCTATTATAAATAGCTGTTTAGTTTTAAGTAAAAACACCCCCTTCCCCATCTTTAAGGTGGGGAAGAAAGTCAAGCAGCGTTTTTGATTGTAATAACGACTTGCTTACCAAGAACAGTCAATGCCTGCTCTAGCGTTTGAAGCTTAGTCGGATAATTTAGATCAAGAATGCGTCTTGCTTCTGTTTCTTTCTTACCCAAACGATTGGCTAACTCTGTTTTTGTAATATTCGCTTCATTAAAAGCTTCTACCACTGCAAGTTTAAGAGCATTCCACGCATCTACCGTTACCTCTACAAGGTCTTTATATTGCTGTGGTGTAGGTAGGGGCAAACCACGCATCGGATAGCTACGTAATGCCAACCCTAATGCTTCAACAGCATTCTCTAGTGCCTCTGCTCTATTTTCTCCAGCTGTTATTGCTTCGGGTACATCTGGAAAAGTTACCACAAAACCACCATCTGGATCAGATTCCAGTTTTGCTTGATAAGTATATTCCATATCTCTAAATCTCCTCGCTATTATGAAAGCGCTTCTGTGATAGGTAAAAAACGTTTAGAAAACTTGATACCCCTAACTGTTTTTTGATTGTTTTCACATAGAGTGGGGTTAATTCACCAGATTTTATAACGGTGGTCTTATCTCCAAAAGTTACCAAATAATGTGAACCTTTCCCTGCATCTGGAGCCTGATCGTAATGAACACCTCTTTTTCTGGCTTCTTTACATAGCTCTCTGAGCAGCGCTTCTCTTTTCATTCACCCTCCCCCACTTTGTAATAAAACTAATATCGCACAAAAAGGTTCGTTAGTCAATAAAAAATCGTACAAAAAAGTTTGATATAGACTTTGCTAATTTAGAGGATGCTTGTTGAAAAACTGAAGGCAAAACGAAAAAGCTATACCATTTGTAAGGCATGGCTTTTTACTTAAATAATTTATCAAGCAACATTATAATCTAAAACTTTAAAAAATGTTATTAATTAACTGAAATAATTGAAAAATAAACAAATTATGATAAGATTTTATATGTATAAAATGCAAATCAAATGGAACTTCCAAACATGTTGAATAAAGTGATCTTAATTGGCTATTTAGGGGATAATCCTGAAAGCAAAACGATGAATTCTGGTGCCGAAGTGGTCAATTTTCGGTTGGCTACTTCTGAGAGCTATACGGATAAAAATACCAATCAAAAAGTAGAGAAAACTGAATGGCATTCCGTGGTGGTTTTTAATCCACATTTGGCAAAAATCGCTCTTCAATATTTAAACAAAGGTTCAAAGGTTTATGTAGAAGGCAAATTACAAACCCGTAAATGACAAGATAAAAACGGTATTGACCGCTTCACAACAGAAATTGTCTTATCACAATACAAAGGTGAATTGCAGTTGCTTGATGCAAAGAAAGAGCAATCTCCCCCCTCACCCGTGACTTCTCAAAATTATGCTATCGCCTTTGGTGCCTCCGATTATAGCGTATCTCTTAATGACAGCATGCCATTCTGATTGAAAAAAATATGACAAAAAGAAAAAAACGAGCAAAATGTGGTCGCCCACGCATTGAAGGATGTATCAGAGAACCCAATGGTCGTATCTCACGGACAAAAATGCCTCGTGATCCTATCGATAAATTGGCAATAGAAATGCGTGCCAAACGCTTCTGTTTGACCATAGAAGAGGCTAAAAATCCGCTTTCCGGTACTTATATCGGGCGGCTTTACTTACAAGGAAATCTCAATCAAGATCAATACGATGCTGCACAAAAATATCTTGAAGTGAGAAATGACTATTCGTGCGCAAAAACATTGCCTAGTGCTGTTTATGACGAAATGCCCTCATCTTCTGATGAGGTAGCAAGAGAGAAATGGGTTGAATTTGCAACAAAACAATTTTTGAATATGCAAGAGGTAATAAAAGAAACACAACACCTTTACAGACAGCACAATTTTTATGCTGCATTACAATACCTTGTTGTAGAAGATCAAGAGTTAGCATACCTTGTACCTTCATTGCGTATCGTTCTTAATACTCTCCAAAAATATTTTGGTTATTAAAAACTTGACTTAAAATAAGAAAAAGTATAGTGTGTAAATATATACACATTATGAGATTGGGTAATGGAACAAAACAGCCGAAAGATAATTGCAAAATTAAAACGCGATGGCTTTGAACTTGTGAAAGTGAAAGGTTCACACCATAAATTTAAAAAAGATGGTAAGGTTGTTATTGTTCCACATCCTAAGAAAAATCTTCCAATCGGTACAGCGCGTTCTATTGCATTACAAGCAGGCTGGTTAAAAAAAGGAGAAGAAGAATGAAAAGATTTTTTGCTCTTGTTCATAAAGATGAAGATTCTGCTTTTGGTGTTCAGTTTCCTGATTTTGAAGGTCTATTCTCTGCTGCTGATGAAGAAGAAAATCTTATTATAAACGCTACCGAAGCCTTACAACTTTATTGTGAAGATATGGATACAGTGCCTGTTCCTTTAAAATTTGAAGAAGTAATACAACAGAAAGCTGTTAAAAAAGCTTTATCAGAAGGAGCTTTTTTAATACAAGTTCCTTTTATTGAAAATGATGCAGAAGTAGTACGTACAAATATATCAATTGAACGAGGGCTTTTACGTGCAATTGATAATTGCGCACAAGAGAGAGGTTTAACAAGATCTGCTTTTTTGGCAACAGCAGCCCGCCATGAGCTTAATATCTAGCTATAATATATTAATGAAAATCAAAAAGCAGCTGGTAAACAAAACGCTACAGTTAAGAGGGATATGACTATCATTGATATCATATACACGGCATCTAATATTTCTGAACCTGTCACTTCTCTTCCCTGCTACAATAACTGTTTAATTAATTTATAACATGTAAAATGTTTTCAGAATTCTACATATTTTGCTTTAAAATAGAAATTATACAATATTTAGATTTTTCTGTTGACAATGTGTGAAAAATTTTATTTAATGTCAGTGCTGTCCCTAGTCGTATTGTATCTAAAATTCAAAAATATCCCCTAAAATTTGTTAAAATATTAAGCTTTAAAAGTAGTTTAACTTACTGTTTTTATTGATAAAATTGGCTTATCTATTTTGCACACATCAAAAGCCATTAATTGACCAATGATGTCATTAATTAATTGCCTCAAAAGGAGTCAAGATGAAAGCAATCATCACCAAACCAATGTGTGTTGTTGGCGATAACAAAAGCACTGTTCGTTTTGAACCATCAACTTCAAGTAATCCATTTGTAGAGATTTCCAATCAAGTCTATGCACGCCTCAAGCGCGCCAATGCCGTAAAACCCTTTGTTGAAAGTAAAACCACAACAAAATCTGAAAAGATAATTGAACAGACTAAGCCAATAGAAAAAGAAGTTATACAAACATCTTCTAAACTAGGAGCAGAAGAAACTTCACTTCAACAGACCGAAACACCTAAAGTTTCCAAGCCATCAACACCTCCTGCTAAAAAGCTTAAAAATTGAAATTAATCATCCATCAAGAATGGTATCTTCAACAGGTAAAAGATACCTTTACCAATCTTCAAGCACCACGCCTTAATTGGGCTTTACGGAATGCTGTTAACACCGCAGCAAAGCAAGTAGAGCGCTTTACTGAGAAGCAAGTTGCCGACCTCTCATCAGCCCAATCAAAGCGCGTTAAAAAAGGCGTTTATATTAAAGACAAGGCTACCGCACAGTTTCTCGAGACAGATATCATTGGTTCTGGAACACCGATACCTCTTAAATTTTTTAAGGCAAAAGAAACAAAACGCGGCGTGACTTACAAATTGTTTGGGAAAAAACAAATCTTGCCCCATGGTTTTATTAAGGGAGGAAGTTTTCCTAAGCGAGTTGATTTAAAAATGGGAGGAAACGTCTTTCAAAAAGATGACGGAGATAAATTTCCCATTGCAAAACAAGAAGGACCATCAATTGCGACAGTTATGTCTAAGCCAGAAATTGCAAATGCTATCGCACAATATGCCAGTGAAAGACTAACCAAAAACATACAGAGACAACTTGCTCGTCAAGAATACGCTACCAATAAAAGAGGCTAGATCATGTTCTTAAACTCTATCTCTATATTACATATCCTTATTGGTTTATGCCTTACTTATTCTTATTGTAATTTCAAAAAGAGATTATCTCTTACACTTTGTTTTTTCCATAAAAAAACCAATAAAATCAATGTAAAAGGTACTTCCCAGCGGGTTGGCTTCGTTGCGGGGCAGGCTAGCGCGAACTATCGCTAGCGACAGAATTTTCAAATCGACTGTACATTGGACACATAACATATTGATAAATAACGAATTTAATGTGCATTAATATACACACTATACAATCTATAATTATTTTAAAAAATGTGAAGTCACCTCTTGACAATATGGTAATAATGTGTCTATTGTCGAATCAGGTGCTTGAAAAACACCTTAAAATACCAAGCGGATTAGTTGCCGAAATAACTAATCTTCTGAACATTAAAGATTTTGACTCATTATATGCAATAGCATATAACGGTCTTGTCGGGTGTGGTTACGCTATACAATACCTTTATAGGAAAGGTGTAACGACGGACTTGGTACCGTGTTTTTCAGCACCCGGCGCTCTTTTTAGAGTGTCAATGAAAAACCTCTATTACCAAGGAGTTCATTATGAACAATCTTATAGAAATTAAAGAAAGCGCTACTAATGGTGCCTCTTCTCAGACTATGTCTAGTCGCGAGATTGCCGAGTTATGTGCTAAGCAACATAAGCATGTTATGCGTGACATTAAGCAAATGTTAGGAGAACTGCACTCTGAAAGTACTGAGCCCAAATTTGGGCTGAGTGAATTTGCAGGATTCTACAAGGATTCAACGGGTCGTATCCTTCCTTGTTATAACCTTCCCAAGCGTGAATGTTTAATTCTCGTTTCTGGTTATAGCACCGCCTTACGTGCTAAAATTATTGATCGTTGGCAAGAATTGGAAAATCAAGTCGCTGTTCCACAAGTTGACTATTCCAAACCCGAAGCATTACTTGGTGTCTTAAATCATCTACAAAGCCAAATTGAGCAAAAAGATCATATGATTGCTGAATTAGCTCCAAAAGCAGAGGCTTTAGAAGGTTTAAAACGCTCTGATGGACTGTTTGGTCTTATTGAAGCAGCAAAGATATTAGAGGTACGACCAAAGGATTTAACCGATTATTTGCGTAAAAATGATTGGGTGTATCGACGTGCTCCAGGGGCGCCTTTGTTGCCTTATCAAGATAAAATCAAGAAAGGCTTTATGGATTGCCCTGCGATTACCATTCAGAGACCAGATGGAACAGAAAAGGTGCTCCCTTCAACAAAAATCACCTCAAGAGGTTTGGCATGTTTAAGAGAACAAATACATGGAGGTGTACAATGAATACCAGTATCGATTTTTTATGTGATTTGTGGATGGCGTTATATCAATTTTCTGATCGTGATGATATTGAAGACAAGGCTTTTAATACTCTTATTGAGACTATGGATGCAATAGAAAAAGCTTTAATATTAAAGCTTCAAGATGAAACCCCAAATGCACTGAAAATTTTGGCAATGATTACAAATTTTGGAACTTTAAGACCACCTCCGATTATAGAGTCTTTGTTGAAAGCTTACGAACCCAATTTAGACAACCCCATTAAAAAGGTTGCTTAAGGTAAAATATGCCCCCTCCTCGTTCTTAAAATGGGGAGGTGGCAGCTTTAGCAACGGCTTGCTTTTTTTAGGACTTCACTCATACGTGTGCGCCAATCTTTTCCTTGTTTTTTAAAAGAGGCAATAACGTTTGGGTCAAGACGTAGAGTAACTGCTTGTTTAGGAGATTCAACTGGTGGACGCCCACGTTTACGGCGTTCTTCTGTTACATAGTTAAAGAAAGAAGAAGGTAAAACATCTTTCGCTGGTTTGAGGTGTACAAGTTCTTCATCTGTTAGTGGTGGAGAATCTACGGCGTCCCAATCTTCTTTTGTATAGTCACAGCCTACCTCAAAGTTTTTTTTGATAGTCATTGAAAACCTCTCTTTCTTTTTTATTAGCTTGACGGAAACTGATAATGGATATCGCTTCAGTACCAAGCTTCGCAAAAACAACAACTGTCGTACCATTAGCAAAACGCCCAATAGCCTTCATGCGGTTTGAATGGGTTGCATCAATAAGAGCATGCTCCCAATCAAAGTAAATAACATCAGCAAAATCAAGCTTATGTTTAACAATGTTTACAGCTCTTTTTGGTTCATCCCACACGATCTTCATATATTTTATGTACACGAAAAATAAAGCTGCGTCAATAATTAAAGTGTACAATAATTCGCATAAACCATTCAAAATGGGGCAATTATGAATAAGAAATCTCGAAAAGGTTTATCGCTTCGTGCCTTTGCAAGAAAGATGCGTGTTTCCCCGAATTCAGTGGTTTCTCGTTTTAAAACAGGAAAATTTGATAAGGCTCTTTTTGAAGATGGTTCTGTTAATGAAGCGCTTGCAACAGCTATCTGGAATGAGAATCCAACAAAGCGCCCTACCCCATTTTTAGCACCAGATGGTCAAGCGCGGACAAAGATCAAACAAGTCTCATCAGAGGGTGCCAATGAATACAAAATTAAACTGGAGCGAATGCAAGTTGCCCTTGAAAGCGAAAAGATTGCCCTTGAACGCTTACGCGAAACAACCGTTGACCGTGAAGAAGTAAAGAGAGCCGCCCGTGAGTTTGGAAGAGCGCACCGTGATGCCATGTTGAATTTTCCTCACCGTTTTGGAGCAAGCATTGCCGCACAGGTTGGATGTGATGCCGCAAGCCTAATCGGTGCCATTGATTATTACATACGAAAGGCTTTGCTTGAAGCTGTTCATATTCCAGTTCCTTATCATGATCCTCAACCTCCAGAATGAGAGAGTTTTGGGGCGAGCAAAGAATGAATAATGGATGAGAATGCTGTTACAGAATTTTTCGCCAATGCTAATGATGCAAGACAACCGGACAAACCATACACGGTTTCCGAATGGGCGGATAAAAATAGATACCTTAGCACCGTAGCAAGTGCTGAACCTGGATTGTGGAGAACAAAACGCACCCCCTATTTGCGCGAAATCATGGATAATCTTTCCTCGTACGTGCCGGTTGAAACAACCATTGTCATGAAAGGGGCGCAAGTTGGCATGTCAGAGGCGGGACTGAACTTTTGTGGTTATGCTATTCATTATAGTCCAGGACCTGCCCTTTATGTCATGCCCACCGTTGAGACAGCTAAGAAGCTTTCAAAGACGCGGCTTGATCCTATGATTATGGCGAGTCCCGTTTTAAGTAAACGCATAGCCCCTGCTCGTGCACGTGATAGTGGCAATACGATGTTTTCTAAAGAGTTTGATGGTGGAGCGCTGATGCTGACAGGAGCCAACAGTGCAGCTGGTTTGCGCTCTATGCCTATTCGTTATCTGATTTTGGATGAGGTTGATGGTTATCCTCTCAGTGTCGATAACGAAGGTGATCCAGTGATGATTGCGGAAAAGCGCACATCAACCTTTGTACAACGAAAGATCTTTAAATTGTCCACGCCCACCCACCGTGACACAAGCCGTATTGCCAAGGATTTTGTGCTAGGAGACCAGCGATATTACAATGTCCCTTGTGATAAGTGTGGTACACTACAGCCGATTGTTTGGTCACAAATTAAATGGCCAAAAGGTGCCCCTGAAAAAGCTGTTTTTGTTTGTGCCCATTGTGATCATGAGCATGCCGAACACCGAAAAACAGATTTGATGTGTGAAGAAAAAGGCGCATGTTGGGTTCCAACGAGTGAGTCAAGCAGACCCAATTTGCGCTCTTATCATATTTCTGCACTCTATTCCCCTTGGCTTACTTGGGGGGAATGTGCAAGAGAGTTTTTAAATGCCAAAGATGATCCAGCCCTTCTACAGCCTTTTGTAAATACTGTTCTTGGAGAACCATGGGAGGACAGAACAGGCGAAGTTATTGATCCAGACAGCCTTTATGCAAAACGCGAAGAATATCCTTTAGCACCAGAACAAGCTGTCGTGTTGACGGCAGGCATTGATGTGCAAAATGACCGTTTAGAGCTTGAAGTGGTGGGATGGGGACGCAGCGAAGAAAGCTGGCATATTGATTATCAAGTTATCCCTGGTGACCCCTCTTCTTTTGAAGTGTGGGACCAATTGGATGAATATCTTGCAAAACGTTGGCCACATCCAGGCTATAAAGAGGGGATTAAGATAACGGCGGCTTGTATTGATACCGGTGGTGGACATACACAGGCTGTTTATAATTATGTGCGCCCCCGTGAAGGGCGGCGCATTTGGGGCATTAAGGGACAAGCTGGCTGGCGCGCGGTATGGCCACGCCGCCCAAGCAGAAACAACAAAGGGCAGATTAATCTCTATATTGTTGGGGTTGATGCGGCGAAAGATATCATTACAGCGCGCTTTAAAAAATCGGGTCCCGAAGCAACGGGGGCTGGTGCAACACATTTTCATAAAAGCCTTGATCGAGAATATTTTGACCAGCTAACCGCTGAAAGAAAAGTGATCAAATTTTTTAAAGGCTTCAAGCGTATTGAATGGCAAAAAAGTGAAAAGGCAAGAAACGAAGCCTTGGATTGTAGGGTCTATGCTTATGCGGCTTTACAAGGTCTGATTTCGGCAGGAATAAACCTTAATCGAGAAGTCGATATCTTAGAAGAGCGTTTGGAAAAACTTAAAATTGAAGGCTCTATAAAGCAGCCAACACCAAGACATCTCCCCTCTCCTGCTCCAAGAAGATCTCAGACGGCACAGCCTCAAAGGAAGCAATCCAGAACGGTGATGAATCCTTATATGCAAGGGGATTGGAGGTAATTTGTGGATGAAACTTTAGGACAAATTAACAGCAAAATTGAAAGACTTGAAAGTTTAAAAAGACGGCGTGAACAAATTGAAGAAGCTCTTTATTCGGGAGCACAATCGGTACGCCATGGCGATAAGCAAGTCAGCAACCGCTCTGTTGAGGAACTGCGCAGAGCGCTTGAGATGCTGAACACACAAATAGCAGACCTTGAAGGACGCAAACGTTCACGCGTGTTCTATTTTAATATATCACGAGGCTATTAATGGCTGGTTTGTTCAATAAAATTACGGACTTTTTTAAAATTTCTCGTCAACACAATCCCCATTTTGAAGCGGCAAGCAAAAGCCGCCGTATGGGTGGTTTTGATCCTGCTAAAAAACATATCAATAAAGCCATTGAAGAATGCGGAGATACCATTGTTGCCCGTTCAAGGTGGCTTTATGACAATGAAGCTCTTTATGGTTCTGCAACAGAGGAATGGGTCTCTGCCGCGGTGAGTGATGGGATTAAACCTTATCCTCGTATTGAAGGTTTTCAAGAAGAAAAGAAAAAGCTTTTAGATTTATGGTGGCAATGGGTTGATGAAGCGGACTATGATGAAGATGCCAGCTTTTATGGGCTGCAGGCAACCATTGCACGAGAGGTCTTTTTAACTGGTGAATGCTTTGTAAGACTGCATTATGTTGACCTTTATGGACGCTCTGGTGTACCTCTTCAATTACAAGTTTATCCAACCGAAATGCTGGATTTAACTTACAATGGACCAGCTGAAATTAAAGGCAATTACATTCGTATGGGGATTGAATTTAATGCCAGTGGTAAGCGTGTTGCTTATCATTTTTGGAAACATCACCCTTATGATGATTGCCCTTCCAATACAGTCTTTGAGAGCCAAGAGCGCGTGCGTATACCTGCTGAAATGGTCATTCATATCAAAGAGCGCCGTATTGCTGGACAATTGCGCGGTTCTCCCAAAATAACGCGCTCTATGACAAAGATCTTTCAACTCGAATCCTATGATGATGCAGAACTTGATCGAAAAAGGACAGCGGCTCTTTTTGCGGCGTTTGTCAAGGACAGTTCCCCAAACGTCGAAAAATTATCCGATAATCGTGATAAAAACAACGTTGAAGAAGAATACAAAGCACCTGTCATTGTGCCCGGTGCATCCCTTTATTTAGGAGAGAATAAAGAGGTTACATTCTCAAATCCTGTTGAGGTTGGTGGCTCTTATGAGGCTTTTCAATTTCGCAATATCTTGAAAATTTGTTCTGCTCTCAATATGCCTTATGCCGTTGTGACAGGGGATGTTACGCGAGGAAACTTTTCCAATGTGCGAACCTCCATTATTCAGTTTAGACGCCATGTTAAACAATGGCGAGAACATATCATTGCCTTTCAGTTTAATCGCATTGTTTGGGAACGCTTTGTCGAAATGGCAGTGCTTGGCAAATGCGTGAATTTACCAGGATGGGAAGAAAATTCCTTGCCATGGCTTCAATGTGAAAGTTTTGCACCACCCCTTGAAATGATTGACCCCATTAAAGACATTTCCGCAGAAAAAGAAGAAATCCGTGCTGGCTTGAAAACACGGCGTATGGCGTTGGCTGAACGGGGCTTTGATATTGATAACATTCATGCCGAACTCGAAGAAGAACGCACAGATGCGCGCACGCGGGGTTTATCTTTTGATACCGATTATGCGCTAGCGCCCTCAACAGCCAATCAACTGATTGATACGGAAGATTCAGAGACTTCTGAAACTTATGAAAGTAACCAAGACAGTAAGGCACATGCAAATGGCGAATAATCTTGATATGCCGTTTTTGGCATCCCGGCTTTTTGGCGTTCCCCTCATGCTTGCCTCCACAAAGCTTGATATTATTCTCAATGCTCTTGCCCCACGGCTTTTTGCAGGAGAAAAGTTTGCTGTGAGAGCATTGTTAGAAAAAGATGGGGCTCGTTTAAAACCACCAGAAACTTACGTCGTGCAAAACAATATTGCCATTATACCGGTTCACGGCACACTTGTACGCCGTGGTGCATAGCTTGGGGCTTTATCGGGTCTAACCTCTTATGAAGGTTTGAGAGCTTCTTTTCGTGAAGCGATTGGGCAGCCTGATGTTCGCGCGATATTGCTGGATATTGACAGTAGCGGTGGAGAAGCTGGTGGTGTGTTTGATCTTGTGGAAGAGTTTCAAGCACTCTCAAAAAAATATAATAAACCCATTTGGGCGCATGCCAATGAAGTTGCTTGTTCGGCAGCTTATGCCATTGCTTGTTCTGCTTCTCAAATCTGGATTGCACGCACGAGTGTTGTGGGCTCCATTGGGGTTGTTTGTGCGCACCTTGACCAATCACGTGCAGATGAAAAACATGGGCTTAAATGGACCTTTGTTTTTGAAGGGGATCACAAAGTTCATGGCAATTCTCACGAACCACTCGCCGATACAGCACAGATAAAAATACAAGCAGATTGCGCCCTGCTCTACGAAATGTTTGTGGATTTGGTTGCGCAAAACAGACCTCTGAATGCGGCTGCAATCCGCGACACCAAAGCAGAAACTTTTATAGGCAATCAAGCTATCACGCTTGGATTAGCAGATGCGCAAGGGACCCTTGCGCAAGCTTTGGAAGCCTTAACGGATTCCATTCACTCACCCCCAACAGCAACAAAAGAAGGAACAAACACATGGCACGCACACTCTATCGCGCCAAAGAAGACGATGATGAAAAGATTATCGACGTCATCCATGAAGACGAAGAAGACACTCTCGACATTGACGAAGATGCCGAAGACTTCGACGATGAAGAAGAAGACGAAGAGGAAAATGAAGACAACGAAGATAAGCAAGAAACCATAAAAGCTGCTCTTGAAAAGGAAAGAAGACGCGCACAGGCACTGACAAACCTTGAAAAGCAAGCAAAGCGTTTAGGTGTTTCTTTTGATGCCGCAAAAGCCATTCAAAGCGGCATGAATGTTGAGAAGGCTAAAAATGTTGTCTTATCTGCTGCTGTCTCGAAAAGTTCCTCTTTAAAACTCTCGACCACAGCGCCCCATAGTGATGGGGCGAGCAAGGCAAAAATTCATACAAAATGGGAAGCAGCTTGGAGGGCAATAAAATGAGTCAAGTTTTTTATGAAGATGTTCGCAATGGCGCTTATCTTGGACGCTATGATACGGATATGTCCAATGAAGAAGTGGTTTTTGCATCAGGGGCATTTGTTGAAGCCGGCACTGTTATGGGAAAAGTAACAGCAACAGGAAAATATGTTCCCCTTAATCCAGCACTATCAGATGGCAGTCAAACGCCGGCAGGGATTTCTTATGCCACTGTTGATGTAACAGAGGCAGAGCAACGCGCGGTGATTACAGCGCGCTTGAGTACCGTAAAAGCTTCTGAACTCCTATGGCCAGATGCCATCACGGATGAACAGAAAAATGCTGCCATTCAGTCTTTAGAAGACAATAACAAAATACTGTTGCGATAGGAGAATGCGCACATGGATATGAACTTTTTTAAACACGACGCTTTCTCTGCCGTTACCATGATGAAAGCGATTGAAAACTATGAGTTTCAACCTGGTCTCATTAGCTCTCTTGATCTTTTTGAAGAAGTGGAAACAAGCACCACAGTGGTTGGCATTGAAAGACGTGACAATACATTGTCCTTGATTCAAACCAGTGAACGGGGCGCCCCTTTGGTTGAAGGAGATAGAGAGGGGCGTAATCTAAGGTTTTTCAAAACAACACGGATTGCCAAAAGTGATACGGTAAAATCAGATGAAATCCAAAACCGTCGTGAATTTGGTACAGAAGATCAGTTAGAGACAGCAATGAAATATATTGCTAGAAAACAAAAGAAGCTGATTTCTGAAATCGAATTGACATGGGAAAATATGCAACTTGGCGCTGTTCAAGGTGTTGTGCTTGATGCTGATGGCTCTGTTATTGTTGATTGGTACAAGGAATGGGAAATTGCACCCCCAAAGCCAATTGATTTTAAACTCAATGTTGAGACAACAAATGTTGCCGACCATGTTGATCAAGTCATTATGAGAATGATTGAAGCTTCAAAGGGAGCATTTTCTGATCGTTCACGGATTATTGGGCTTTGTGGAAATGAATTCTTTTCCAAATTGAAAAACCATAAAACAATTCGTGAGACCTATCTCAACACAGCTCTTGCACAAACACTCAATAGCGCTGGAGGTGTTGCAACACCAAGTGCCATTGGTTCTGGAAGCTTTGGCAGTTTTGACTTTGCGGGTGTTACTTTCATTAATTACCGGAGTATTCATAACTATAATGTGAGTGCAAAAGCTGGGACAAAACGCGCCATAGGGATTAAGCCTGATGAATGCCAATTCTTTCCTGCCAATGCGCCTGGCGTATTCCAAAAAACCTTTGCACCGGGAGAAAGCTTGGATTTTGCCAACACCGTTGGAAAACCTCTCTACACCATGCTGATCGTTGATCACGACCGTAATGCATGGGTAAAACCAGAGGTCTATAGCTATCCGCTTTACATCTGCACACGCCCTGAAATGCTCTTTAAAGCGGTCAGTGGAGGAAAATAACATGCAATGGTACGGGTTGCTTCATAAAATGATTCAAGATGTACGCAATACCTTTGGGCAACCCGTCATCTACACGCGAAAAGACAATCAACAATCGTTTCGGATTACAGCGATTTACGGCATTAAACATTCAGAATCGGACGCTGGTGGGAGAATCCCAACGACACTGCCTCGAAAAGAACTTGATGTCTGTATTCATGATATCAGCGGCTTCCCCCCCAAGCCTCAAGATAGCGTTGTGGTTATTTCTCCTGAAACACTGAAGATATCTCTCAAGAGCACTTCATGATCACAGAGGGACAAGCCTCTGAATCCGGTATGTATAAGCTTATCTTGCGAGAGATAAAAAATAGACATATCTTTATCTTGTGTGTTTAAAATCAATAAGGCTGCCCAAGAGCTCGGATTATTGCTGCAAATCTTGGATTTGGAATAGCCATAAATCTGTAATTCCATGGTGCGCCAGTACGATGACTGATGTGACATCCTTGATATGTTATAGATACTGATGCAATTCTTGCCCAAGTAGTCCTTTCATTATCTTCAGGGCTTTCAAATATAATAGCTTGATTTGTTACTAAAAGACGTCCTAAAAGTGAAGTATTTTCGCCAATATTGAAGGTAACGTGCTCTTGAACTCCCAACAGTTTTTCATTTTGTACTAAACGATAATCATATTCACTTGCGTCAAGTTCTTGAAACATTTCACATGCTTCCTCAAAATTAGAGGGAGGAATATCTGATTGCCACAAAGCAACTTCTTCTTCAAAGCGCTTTTCCTTTTTACTTGCAATATAGACAGGGATAATCAAAGCTAAAACGATAAGTATTGGGACTAATAACCATAGTGTAATACTTATTATTACGACAATGCCTCCAACCAGTAGAATACAAAGGAGAAAGATCTTTACCTTCTTTTCTAAGCGTTTTTTTTCAAGTTCCGGCGACATTGTATTAACAACTGATAAATCAGAAGAAGGATGGATATGGGGGGGAGGTATTAAAACTTGCTCTGAAACTTTTTCTTTAAAACGTTTTTTGCGTTTATCTGGCCAATGAATAAAAATAGATAATGCAATAAACGCAAAGAAAATTAACCCGAACCATCTCCAAAATCCTAGACCATCATTTTCGTCTGACTTTTTATCTTGAGTGGAAATAATTTTCTTATCGGTATTCTCAAGTAGTGCCCGTGTCACGCTTTCATTTTGAGTAGCAATCTTTATTAATAAAGTCGAGGAAGAGGAAAAAAATTCATTATTGTATGCAACTTGATCTGATTCGATTTTATGAAAAAAAACCGCACCTAATACTGCAGAGCCGAGAAATAATAAAACCCCAATGCCAAGGATTTTCAATCCGTTTTTGCGCAATTTTTTGATACACACTAAAATAAGTCCGACAACCATCACCGATAACGACAACGAACATACGATCATTGCAATTACATCAAATATGTCTAACATTATTCTCCCCTCCGCTATAAATAAAAAGCGAGTGGATTTAATGTGAGTCGGCAAACAAAATAAAGACGCTTTCATCATATTTTAAAAAATTTTAAGACACCTCTTAATAAGATGATACCAATGTGTCTAAGAAACACTTACAAACAACTAGCTTATTGATTGCCGAAACGATCTCTTCTCCGCAAATTAAAGGCTTTCACTCATTGTATGTTACACATATATAATGAGTTTGTTGGGTGTGGTTATGCTATACAATGTCCTTGTGGGAAAAGCATAACGACGGACTAAATGACGTGTTTTTGAGCACCCGGCACTTTATAAAAGTGTCCATCAAAAACCTGTAATATCTGGGAGTTCGTTATGAACAACTTATAGAAATTAAAGAATAAATTGTTAGGCAAAAAATTGTTCAAACGGTCAATGCGCGTGAATTACACGCGTTTTTGGAAGTAAAAGCCCGCTTTAATGATCGGATTAAAAATCGCATTAAAGAATTTAACTTTCGAGAAAATATAGATTTTGTAACTGCGGTAAATTTTTACTGGGGTGGAAAAGTAAAAAAATACCATATTACCTTAGGCATGGCGAAACACCTTTCCATGATCAAGCGTAATGATAAAGGACATGAAGCGCGTCAATATTTTATCAAATGTAAACGGCTTTTAAAAAAAGTAGCAATACCACAAATCGATTATTCGACGCCTCAAGCATTGCTGAGTGTCTTAAATCATCTACAAAGTCAAATCGAACAGAAAGATCATGTAATTGCAGAACTAACTCCAAAAGCGGAAACTTTGGATGACTTAAAACGTTTGGATGGTCTTTTCGGCCTTATTGAAGCAGCTAAAATGCTCGAGGTGTGACCAAAGGATTTAACCGATTATTTGCGTAAGCATGATTGGGTCTATCGACGTGCTCCAAGAGTGCCTTTGTTACCTTATCAAGATAAAAAATCAAGAAAGGTTTTATGAAGTGTCCTGCGATTACCATTCAAAGACCAGATGGAACAGAAAAAGTCCTCCCTTCCACGAAAATAACCTCCAAAGGATTGACATGTTTGAGAGAGCAAATCTATGGAGGTATACAATGAATACCAATATAGAATTTTATGCGATTTACGGATGGCGTTGTTTCAGTTTTCTGATCGTGATGATATTGAAGACAAGGCTTTTAATACTCTCATTGAAACCATGGATGCGATAGAAAAATTTAATATTAAAGCTTCAAGATGAAACACCAAATGCACTCAAAATTTTGGCAATGATTACAAATTTTGGAACTTTAAGACCACCTCCGATTATAGAATCTTTATTGTGTGCTTACGAACCCAATTTAGATAACCCCATTAAAAAGGTTGCTTAAAAAAACACCCCTTCCCCATCTTTTAAGGTGGGGAAATAGCAAACTCAGATTAAACATGTGGAACGGGTCGTTCAAGAGGTTGTACAGCCAGGCGAAGCCCCATAGTACGCAGCAAAACATTTAAACTGCGGAGCTCTGGATTACCTTTTTCTGAAAGTGTCCGGTAAAGCTGTGTTGGATTCAAATTAGCTGCTTTAGCGACGGCTTGAACACCACCATAAGCTTTCGCCATTTGACGAAGTGTTACAAGCAATTCCCCTTGGTCACCATCTGCTAAAATGGCATCAAGGGTAGCTGCTGCCAACTCATAGTCATCATGAAATATTTCTGCCATCGCATCATCATGGTTACGGTCTTTCATTCTTGCACTCCTTGTAATCTTCACGGTTTTGCCAATCACGCTAGCAAGCACATGCGCGAGTGATATCGGTGTCTTGTGTTTTTTTGCTACCACCACATAATAACAACAATACGGTTTTTCCAGACTGTGGATAATAAACGCGGTAACCAGGACCAATATTCATACGCAATTCATAGACACCATCACGAAACGGTTTGAAATCGCCAAAGTTTCCTTGCTCTAAACGATTAAGACGGCGAATAATTGCAGCTTTAGCTTGCATATCACGCAGCTTTCGCAGCCAATCAGTTATCAAGTCTTTGCCATCAGAGGTAAGGTAGTGACGTATTTCAAACATAATCTATATTCGTTTATAAACGAATATTTGTCAAGATGGAAAGAAATTTATTTTTAGATTTTCACTCAGCCTCACCTTGTATGGGGCTTTTTTAATGGAGAACTTTATGCGAAAAATATCACAAGAAGGGCTTGCACTCATAAAACAATGGGAAGGCTTGCGCTTAGGCGCCTATAAAGACGCCATCGGTGTGTGGACAATCGGTTATGGACATACAAACAGTGCCGGAAAACCTTTTGTTCACAAGGGCATGACAATTACGGAAAAACAAGCCGAAGATCTTCTTTGTAAAGACTTAAGACAATTTGAAAACACTGTTGCAAAAGCCGTTACAGTCTCTTTAAATTCTTAGCAATTCGCGGCATTGTTTTCCTTTTGCTATAATGTAGGAACAACAGCTTTTTGTAATTCCACCCTGCTAAAAAAGCTTAATAACGGTGAATATGAAGCAGTACCGGCCGAATTACAAAAATGGACCAAAGCGGGTGGTAAACGCTTGCAAGGTCTTGTCCACCGGCGTGTCGCAGAAGCCGGATTATGGGCGAAAGGCACTTATGTTTCCTCCAACTATCAAACCGTAGAAACAAAGGATTCAACAGCTCTCTTTAAAGCAGAAGCATTGGCACCAGTCATTGGCTCTTTTTCAGGTCTTGGCGGCTTATTAGCGGGCAATGGTCCAGTACAATGGGCACTTGCCACCATCATGGTTTTAGCTGCAGGTGTTGGTCTTTTCTTTGTTGCCAAACGCTTTCAGGAGCACCGACTATGATCTTATGGATGAAAAAGAATTTGGCGATAACAAGTGCGGCTTTTGCCGCTTTTTTATGGCTTTAGCCAAAGCTTTCATGTTTGGCAAAAAAGCAGAACAGCAAAAGCAAACAGAAACAACTTTAAAGGCAGCAAAAACACGTCTGGAGGTGGAAAATGAAGTTAATCAAAAAAATGACACTGATGTGCGCACTGCTCTCTCTCGTTGGCTGCGGGGCAAATAAGTATGTCTCTTGTGTTGGTTGGTTACCCATTTATTTAAACAAAAGAGATGTTAACGTCATCAGTTCAAGCTTAGCAAGGGATATCTTAAAACATAACACTCTAGGTGAACGTTTGTGTGGATGGAAACATGGCTAGAAAAAGAATAAAAGACGATATAGAGCTTACAGAAGCGGAAAAAGAAATCCTCCAAGAAATTATCATGATCTATAAAAGCGTGAAAGTAATGTCACGTTATACGAAATGGATTGTACTCATTATACTTTTATTAGCGCTTGATTTTTCACGGATCCTAGATGCTGTAGAAAATATTTTTACACAAAAACCAAATATCCGACTCTAAATACACTCTGAAACGTGCAAAACTGTTTAGCAAATGAATTATCAATTTCGCGCATCTAATGGATCCATAGACAATATCTTTGCACATCTCAAACAGTGGTTTTCAAAAAATTGAAATTTGCTCTATAATAACAAATTATTAATTTAGATGCGTTTAATAGGCATATTTCTTAGTATTATTAGCTAAAAAAGTGGAAATAATTATGAGAAGTGTTTCAGTTCAAAAACAAGAAAAAAATAAAACTGAAAAGTTTTCTATGAAAGAAAATCTTGCTGGACGGGTTTGTCGTTTTCCTAAACCATCCACTGAAATCGAAGCTTTGCAGCCTGTTTTTGAAGCGGTAAGCAACGCTATTCATGCGCTTGAAGATTCTAAGCAAGAGGATTACAGAAGCGCAGGTAATATAGATATAAAAATCAACGATATAGAGGATAATGAATCACTTAAAATTATAATTAAAGACAATGGTATAGGGTTGGATGATGAGCACTTTCAAGCTTTTCGTACTGTGGATACTAATTTTAAATTTAAAAAAGGAGGAAAAGGGGTTGGACGGCTGCTATGGTTGAATGCCTTTCATGAAATACGGGTTAACAGTGTATTCTTCGAAAAAGATCAGCTTTACCAAAGAAGCTTTAAGTTTTGTTTAGATGAAGAAAACCAAATTATTGATCATTCAAAAATACCTCTTATTAATCAAGAGATAACGGGAACAGAAATTATTTTTACTGGTTTAAGAGATTCTGCGTATCAAAAACACTTTCCACGTGAAACTGAAGCAATTATCGATCATATTGGGACACATTTTTTTTCAGATTTAATTTTAGAACAACTTCCTAAAATAACTTTTTGTGATGATCAGATGTCTTTTGATTTAGCACAGAAAGTTAAAAAATATTTAGTAGAAAATAGAGGAGATACTACACTTGAAACCGCAGATTTTGGTTTATTAAAAATTCGTAATTTTATTTGCATGGCAGATGCTAACCGTAACTTTAAAGGGAAGAACCACTATCTGCATCTTTTCGCACATGACCGTACTGTTACTACTGAAAGTATAGATAACCTTATTGGTTTCGGAAAATTTGGAGAGCAGGGGTTGGTGTATCATGGTTGTATAAGTGGTCAGTATTTAGATGATAGAGTTAATCAAGAAAGAACGCATTTTTCCTTTAAGGATAAAATATTGAAAGATATTTTACGTTCCGTTGCTAACAATATTGTAAATAGCGTTCTTGCTCCAGAAAATAAAGAGTACGAAGAAAAACGTTTAAATAAATTAAAAGAATTTTGTAGAACACACCCTTCGTATTGTTTTGATAGTTATGAAAAATTATTAGAAAAACTTCCCAAATCTGCAAAGGATACAGAAGACTTTGTTAAGACACTGGCTATTCATAAGCTTAGAAGAGAAAAAAAGCAAAATTTGAGAATTGAAAAAATATACCGTGAAATTACTGAAGGGAATACCAATACATATAGCTTTTCCGAGAAAGTTTCTGAACTTGCAAAAGAAATTAAAGATGAAGAAACAAGACAATTAGCAGAGTATGTTATCCGTCGTAAAGTTATACTTGATATTTTAGGAGAATTAGTAATAGAGGTTAAGAAAAATGTTAACGGTCAAGACGTACCGCATTTAGAGAAAACGTTGCATGAACTTATTTGTCCAATGCGTGTTAGGGGGGATGATCCTAAATCTCAAGAAAATTTAACGCATGATTTATGGATTATTGATGAGCGATTAACATTTACAAGATACTTCGCTTCGGATATGTCTATCAAAAAAATCGCAAAGAATAGTACAGAAAAAGGTCGTCCTGATTTATTATGTTATGATCAATTATATGCTTTAGGACTTGAAGGTCGTCTTGATGCAGATCTGGATAAGTTAATGTTGGTGGAGTTTAAAAGACCAGGTCAGAAAAAATATAAAGCGGGTTACTCACCCATGAATCAAATAAACAAATATCTCAATGAACTTAAAGGAAAAAGTATAAAGACATTTGATAATAAAAAAATAAATATTTCAGAGCAGTGTGTTTTTTATTGTTATATTATTGCCGATATAGAAGGTGAACTTAAAACGCAAACGTCAACATGGCAGAAAACAGCTAATGGGCGAGGGAGAACTAATCCTCTACAAGGTGATTTTCGAGGATCTGTTGAAATAATAGAGTGGAGTGATTTAGTGGCGGATGCAAAATTAAGGAATGAAGCATTTATTTCTACATTAAAGATTTAAAACAATAGTTTTCAAAAACTTGAAAAATTATCATAAACGCAGTTCAGAATGTGAACCAAGCCGTAAAAGTTCTAAAGTTTCATCATCAGGCTTTCGATAGATCAAAACGAGATCTGGTTTAATATGGCAATCACGACAGTTTCGCCATTGCCCTGTTAGTGCGTGATCTCTCCACTGCATTTTTAAGGGTTCGTTTTCCGCTAATGCTTTGATCACAAGCAGCAAGTCTGTCTCTAATGTATCAGCATATTTCCCCCTATTTTCACGTTTAAGATCATGCCGAAAAGACTTCGTATAAACAATTTCCCGCATAGCTAACCAAAATCACTTTGCAGATTTATATACTTCTGCTTTATCCGCACGAATCATGGCACGCAAATCATCCAATGACGTACGTTCGACACGCCCCATCTCTGCATCTTCAATAGCTTGCAATGTTTCTGGATTGGGTTGAAAGAGATCAAGTGGCAATGCTCTATCTCTAGCAATTCGGGTCATAAACATACGGACCGCATCCGATACAGTCAAACCCGTAGATTTTATCACTGCGCTTGCAACTTCTTGAACTTCATCAGGGATGCGTGCTTGAATTTTACCCATTTGACTCAATCTCCTATCTATTTGTACTACATTTAAGGCTCATGTCAAGAGATTTGTCTCATAATTCCCTCCCCGCTTTTAAAACGGGGAGATAAACCATACTTTTAAAATTAAGCTGCTTTCACAACAGATCTTGCTAAAACCTGCTTTGCTTCTTTAATAAGAGCTTTATATTTTCTGTTCTCTTCATCTACTCTAAAAGCATCAACAAGACGAACATGAATAGGACCTAAAAGATACAAAGCTTTTTCACCAGCATTCATACCTTCCCAATGACTTGGTAAATCAAAGCGTTTATCATTGTCATAATCAACAGATTGGCTTTTTAACTTTTTCTCACACTCAATAAAGTAACGGCGTGCCTGCCTACCTTTCTCATTGCGTTCAACCATTGAGAGTTCTTTCGCCATATCTAAAGTGAGATGGTATTCTATTGCTGTAACAGTTCTAGATTTTGCGCTTCCCAATTTTGGGAACCGCAAATCTTGTGTTTTTATAAAGTCTTTTCCTTCTTCAAATGTATATTGATTAATACGATCCGTAATCCAAGTAGCGAAACGTTTTCCTATTTCCATGAATTCATGTAACTCGCGTGCATTTACCGTCTGAACAGTATCGCCATCAATCGTTTCTTCTGATATTTTTATAAGAACGTTCATAATGAACTCCTATCGATTAGAGGTTTTTGATTGACACTCCATAAGAGTGCCGGGTGCTCAAAAACACGGTCGATAGTCCGTCGCTATGCTTTTCCCAAACGGGTATTGTATGGCATAGCTACACCCGACAGAATCTTTATATGCTACACGCATACAGTGAGTCAAAGTCTTTAGTGTGCGGAGAAAAGATTGTTTCGGCAAAATCTATCCGCTATCGATTTAAGGTGTTTTTGAGGCACCTGATTCGACAATAGACACATTGTTATAACCCTGTCAAGCATCTCCTGTTATAAATGCAGCCCACTGTTCCAAGAGAGCATGTCGTTGTTCTAAAAAATCTGTTCGCATATAAGCTTTTGTCACTAAACTCCCAACTGAATGTGCAAGAACAGTTTCGGCAATTTCAAATGGTGTTGACGTTGTCTCTGCTATCCAGTCACGAAGACTAGATCTGAAACCATGGGGCCTATAATCAAAACCTTTGTCTTTCATGAATTTAGATAGTGTTACATCAGATATAGGCTTTCCAGAACTCCCAGCAAATAAAAAACCTTTTTTCTCAAAAGGGAGAGATTTTTCAATCACTTTCAAAACTTCACGACTTAATGGCACGCGAAAATCTGAAACTTTTCCCACAATACCTTTCAT